AGATATAAAACAACCGGTGCTGGTAATGATGCTTTTGGTACATCAGGTAATCAATATTTTCGAATCGGCTTTAACAGCATAACAGACGATCAACCCAAGGTGTTATAATGGCCATCAACACAAGTGATTTAGTTGCTCTCGAACTACCCACAGCGGCAGAGTCAGGTACCGGTCTAACCGATACAGTAGCTACTACTGCCGAAAATCTCTATAATTACGAACAAGATACAAATAGATTAGCAAGAGGTATAGCTACAGGTACAGTTGTTGATATTAAAGATTCGACAAGACGTAAAAATATTCCAGTAGCGTCTTCTATTGATACGTGGGAAGAGCCATTATCACCTTTTGGTGCGTCCTACCCTCATAATAATGTGTATCAAACACCTAACGGTCTCATTCAAGAGTTCGACGATACTCCTAGTAATGTAAGATACCATCGATACCACCCATCAGGTTCCTATACAGAAGTTGACGTCAACGGTACCGAAGTACGAAAGATTATAGGTGATAACTTCTATATTATTGAAAATAATGGATATATTTTTATCGGAGGTGAAGCTAATATTACAATATCCGGTAAATGTAATATTATGGTAATGAATGATTGTAACCTACAAGTAGACGGTAAGCTTGACGCTGTAGTCAAAAATGATATAAATCTTACATCTTCAGGTAATTTTAACCTAAACGTAAAAGATGTATTTAAAATAAAAGCTGATAGTATGGTCGTGGAAACGAACAAGTTTGATCACAAGAATGTAGGACCTTCAGTAGTAGAGACAGATACGCTCGATACAACAGTTATTGGTGCATATACTGCAAAAGCATCGACTTTTAAGCTTAAAACAGAAAGCACAACCACCTTTAATGCTGGTGGAGAATATCAAATAACAGCTAGTAAGGTAACCGCAGAAACAGATCTGCACGTTAAAAACAGCGTATTCGTAGAAACAGAAGTAAATAGTCCGTTATTTAAAGGTGTAGCTCGCTATGCTCAGTTTGCAGTAACTGCTAATAGTGCACCTGCAGGAGCGTCCGTACCTACAAGTAGTGGACATACCGCCCCTACTATTGAAAATATTGTAGTAGTAGACCCTACTGCAGTAGCGACTACCGGATTTGTAGTTCCATCAAATAGAGCTAATCCCGGTACTTCTTCTAATCCACCAATAGGTCAAAGCACGAATAGAATTATTCGTGCAGGTATAGAAAATGATGATGGTGAGAGACCTACCGTTCCATTATACCCCGGGTATAACTCACCAGCACCTTACATTCCAGATAGTAGTTTAACTACACCAGAAGGTATCAGCAGAGTAGATACAGTACCTGTTGATAGTACTGATATCATTAATAAAGTTGGATTTACCGGAGAGGAACAGCTATCCAAATATGTCAAGCTTAAAGATGTGACAACCAATGCAGTATTTGGTCATAGATTACGAGCCCAGGGAGGTCTTACCGAAGGGCAGATAGCCTCTAATCTACAAGCGTTATCAGTTAACGTTATTGATAGTCTAGTAGAAAAATACGGAAGAGGTTCTTTTACTATTACGTCAGCATTTAGACCCGCCGCCCAAGCACGTGGCGGTATAAATCCAAGTCAACACGGTCTCGGTCAAGCAATAGATATTCAATTCCCCTCACTACCTAATAGTGAATACGCCAAGAGAGCTGAGGAATTACTAAGTATAATTCCATTCGATCAGCTACTACTAGAATATCAATCAACAGGTTCAGGCCGACCCTGGATTCATATTTCTTTTATTATTCGGGGTAACCGCAGACAATTCTTCACCATGTATAATCACCAACGCGTAACCCCTATACAGGTGGTTTAAAATGCTAGTAGATCTATCAAGTGCCCAGGAACGTGAACGTAGAGTAAGTGAGCTACTTAACAGGCTGGGGTCGCTAGACCCCAGTAAAGTATCACAACTTAATACTATGCTTAATGCTCAAAAAGTAATCGATAAAGTTACAGATCCTACTAACTCACCTTTAGGTGCACCTAACGAAGCATTAGGAAACGAACTAACCAGTGCTTTAGCTAGTATATCTGAAACTATAAAATCAAATATGACTCAATTATTAGGGTTTATTCCCTCAAAGGATGATGTTAAAGAACTAACTAAAATACAGAACTCATTTGGTGGTAGTCTAACCGAAGCTGCAAACGTAGTTGCTAAAAATATCAATCAGATCGAAGGTGGTGTAGCTAGCTTCCTCAAATCAATTGATACTGGAATTACAGCTGGCATAACAGCAGCCACTAAAGCAGCGAATGATCTGATTGAAAAAGCACAGAAAGATATAACAGAAGCAGTAGAGAGTCAACTACCCAGTGTTGATTCTATATTTCCTACAGGTACTCTAAATCAACTCAAAGATGTATTAAACGATGTAAATGCTCTAAAAGATAGAGTAACAGAGATGGTAACCTCACAGATTGATTCTGCTGTCGCAGAAATTGATAAGATTATGAATGATATTTCCACTGAAATAAATTCTGCAGCGAAAAATCTTGTAAATAGCGCTGTTAATAGCGACCTAGTTGCGGGTGTTAAGAATGCTATTAGTAGTATTGTTGATTCAGTGCCTACGCCCCCTATTCCACCCAACGCAGATGGTCAGCAACCCGCAGTAGTACCCCTACAACCTCCAACAGATGTAAGTACTGCTCCAATAACACCACCACGGTCTTAACAATAAATATTAAAAATAATAGGTTAATAAATGTCAGGTACTATTCAGTCACAAATCTTCTTCTCAGATATAGATACCGATCTTACGATTAATCCTATTTCTGAAGATGTTGGTAGAATTACTAATGAGAGCGCTATCCGTAGATCTATTAGGAATCTGCTTCTAACGGACTTCTATGAGCGTCCTTTTAAACCAGATATTGGCTCTAATATTCGTAAGCTATTATTCGAACTTATAACTCCAATTACTATTGAATTACTACAAAAGAGTATTAGTGATGTTATTGAGAACTACGAGCCACGGGCTAACTTAATTGATGTTATATGTACCCCTTACGAAGACAACAACGCTATAGGTGTAACAATTGTTTTTTCTATAATAAATAGAGAAGAGCCAATTACTATGCAGCTTTCGCTAGATCGGATTAGGTAATGTCAGATTTTTTACCGGTAAGTCAACTTGACTTTACCTCACTAAGAACGAGTTTAAAGACCTACTTGCAGGGCCAAGACCGCTTCAAAGACTATGATTTTGAGGGCTCAAATATCTCTGTACTACTAGACATCTTAGCATTTAATACCTATCAGAACGCATTCTATCTCAATATGATAGGTAATGAGATGTTTTTTGATACTGCTACTCTAAGAGACTCGGTAGTATCCCATGCTAAAGAACTCAATTACCTACCACGGTCCTACGCATCAGCCGCGGCAACTGTAAGAATGAATGTCGCCGTAACAAATAATGCGGTGACTAGCGTTACAGTTCCTCGAGGTTATAGATTTACATCTACAGCTGGATCTAAAACTTTTACTTTCTCTACCGCCGAACCATACGGTATTTCTAGAAATTCTCAAAATCAGTTCGTTAGAGATATTATAGTATATGAAGGGTTTATACTATCTGAGAAGTATATCGTAAACAACGCGATCGAGAATCAAAGATTCGTGTTGTCTAACCCAAAGGTAGATACTGACAGTATAGAAGTTTTTGTAAGCTCTTCTACAGGATCTAATAATTTCGTAGAATATAACTTTACCAGCAGTATTTTTGGCCTTAACGCTAATTCTAATGTATATTTTTTACAGGCCGCAGAAAGTGAAAAATATGAAGTAGTATTTGGCGATAATGTTATTAGTAAGAGACCTAATAACGGCAACGTAGTAAGAATAGACTACCGTATTGCTTCCGGATCAGATGCAAATGGTGTTAATGTATTTAACCCACGATCTGCAGTTGAGAGCTATAGCGCAACAGCATCTACTGTTACTTCCGCAGCTGGAGGTTCAGAAAATGAAAGTATATCTTCGATAAAATTTAATGCTACTAGATTCTTTCAAACTCAAGATCGAACAGTAACTAAGGATGATTATAGATCTCTTATTCTAGCTAATTTTCCAGAAATCAAGTCTGTAAACGTATATGGTGGTGAAGAAGTACCACTTACTCCTCAATACGGTAGAGTCTTCGCATCATGTGTCACACAGACTGGTAACCCAATCACTTTAACAACAGCGGATAGAATTATAGAGTTTGTTAAGGTGCGATCACCTCTCGCCATTAATATTAATTTAATTGATCCTGAGTTCTTAGATATTATAGTGGACACTACAGTATATTACAATGTCAACCTAACTACGTTAACTGCAGGTCAAATTTCTAGTCTCGTTAACACGGCGATATCTAATTTTAATACTAATAGTTTAATTGACTTCAATAAAATTTTTAGGTATTCAAGACTAGTATCCGATATAAACAACGCTCACGTGAGTATTGTAAGTAATGAAACTTCTACAACTATAGCAAAAACTATTGTACCTATTTTAAATGAGAACTACTCCACAGTAATAGATTTTGGTAATGGGATTAAGAGAGACGATTTCACTAGCGCTCGTCCTTTGACGAACGAGTTTACTTTATACTCATCACAAATAACGTACAATTCAAGAGCTGCGTTTTTCGGTGAAGATGGTGCAGGTGGACTCTTTATTTACGAAAATACTAGTACAAGTAGAAGTATCCTAAAAGATAATGCAGGTACTATTGATTACGTTAACGGCTTGGTAAATATTAATAGTATTGTCATTAATAATTATGTTGGTGAAGGTATAACGTTTTTCGCAATTCCTGCCAAACAAGATATATCATCACTTAGAAACACTGTAGTAAGAATAAACAATCTTGCTACTCAAATTAATGTAGTAGCTGTTAAAGAATAATGAAGTATATTGAGAAGAGTATATCGCAGTTTATCGAGAGTCAATTTCCTGCTCTTTATAGAGAGGAAGGCCCTACGCTAGTTGCGTTTGTACAGTCTTATTTTGAATGGTTAGAATCTACAGATAATATAACTCATAAAGCGCGTAGGTTATTTGATTATAGAGATATCGACAATACTCTAGATGAGTATATTATATACTTTAAAAATAAGTACGCAAAATATCTTCCTCTCGAAACCAGCGCAGATAAAAGACTTTTTCTAAAGAATATTCACGATCTCTACAAGTCAAAAGGGTCTGAACGCAGCTACGAAATACTATTTCAAACTCTCTATAATAAAAATATAAAGATATACTACCCGGGTGATGATATTTTACGGGTTTCAGATGGTGAGTGGTTTGAAGGCAAGTACTTAGAAATAACCAGTTTTATTCCCAATATACAAGATTATGTCGGTAAGAAGGTAATTGGTGTTAATAGTAGAGCATCTGCTATTGTAGAGAATTACTCACAGAGAGTCTCCAATAGAAAGGTAATCGATGTACTAGAGATCTCTAACCTAAACGGTACTTTTGCTTTTGGGGAGCAGATATTTACATCTGATTCTCCTAATGTAGTAGGGGCTGTTATACCCAAAACTACCGGCTCACTTAGTGCAATTAGTGTGCTTGACGGTGGTGCTAATTTTAGTGTAGGTGATATACTAGACGTAGAGGGTAAGGGTACTAGAGGTAAAGCCAAGGTTACTTTTGTTATTAATCAGCAAGGTAGAGTTAACTTTATTCTAGAAAGCCCCGGTAGTGGTTATGCATTAAGTACTATTCCTAGAATTATACCACAGCTACAACTAACATACGCAAATAACACCGGTAATATACAACCAGGACAGTTAGCGTTTACTACAGTAAGTAACGCAATGTTTGCAAACGGTGAAATAACAGCCGTTAACAACAGCGTAGTTACTCTTAAACTAACCACCCCAGGATTTGAGGTTGGTGATACCGTACAAACCGCTATTAAAATGATTGTTGCAGTTCAGAGCGGTACATTTGCTAATGGTGAATATGTACACCAGTCTAACGGCTCCTCTAACGTTGGTGTAGGTCAGATTGTAAGTATAACTCCTAACGTTAACAATACTATCTACTACGTAGGTAATGTAACGGGGTACTTTACGTCTTCTGTTTTCTCTGGAAGTGGAAATACTTTCGTATTAATAGGTAATACTTCTTCCGCTCAAGGGTTTATATTTAACACCGTAGGTGGTAATTCTACTGGTACTTTTGTAGTAACCGACCTAGAAGGTGGTGGTGTTGGTGCTACGTTCAGAATTGGTGATATTTTTGATAAAGAAATTATTACTGTTAATACTGATTATATAAGAGATAAAGTAAATACCAAGCTTGTAGTTTTTAATGAGTCATTAAACGCACCAGGTACTGTATCTGTTACTGGTGGTAGTAATACCGTAAATGGTACCGGTACGACCTTTACTACCGACTTCGTCGTGGGAGATTATATTCAAGTAAGTAATAGCGCTTCGAAACAAGTACGCGAAATAACAGCCATTGCGAACACCACCGAACTATCTGTAGCTACTAATTTTACTACGACCCAAACTGGGGTATTTTATTATATCGACCAATCTAATTACCTTTTCGATAAAGTTGTCACGATAGGCGATATTGAAAAGATCAGTACCTTACTAATAGATGCACTTACCTTCAATGAGTTAGAGGTAGGTTCTATTAGTTATCTCGCTGGTATTAATCCTGGTATAGGGTACTCTCTAGATCCTTTTGTCTCTATAGTCGAACCCCTTACTGCTAGTCTTGAAGTGCCTGGTGTAGGTGGTAGAATTAAAGGTGCCGATGCTATTGTGCTTGCCGAGGCCGGCGCTGCAGCAGGTATTGCACAAGGAGTAACCGTAGTAGATAGCGGTGTTGGTTACGAAACAGGTGAGAGAGTACTACTAACAAAGCCAGGTTCAAGTTTTGCAGTAACCGGGGTAGTAGTAAGTAGAACTCAAGGTAAAGAAGCTGGTAGGTGGAAGTCAACCAGGGGGTTCCTTGACTCAGATAAATTCATACAAGATGGTAAGTATTATCAAGAATACTCATATGAGGTTAAGGTAGGTGTTGACTTTGAACTGTACAAGAACGTTGTTCTAGATCTACTACATACAGCCGGTACTGAGTTATACGGCCGCTTCAATATTGAAGATACCAATCTTCAAGTAAGTATTGAGTATGCTAATAGTTCAATAGTACAGACATAAATAATTCAAACACTCCAGGTAAATAGAATGGCAGGAATACTCACTAAAAAATTTGATATTGAAGTCTCAAATCGATTTATTCAAGACGTAGAGACTGGCAATACCAATTACTATGTGTTTGTAGGTAGATCTGTACCCTGGACAGATGATAATAATCCACCAGCAGCCAACCAAGCAGTAACTAACTACGACCATAACGTGTACGATGAAATATTATATGGTAAAAAGATAAACAATACAAATATTATACCTGCTATTCCACGGTATAATTGGACTAATAATACGTTTTACCCTTCATATGATAAAGATGATGCTGAGTTATACGATAAGCAATTTTACGTATACAATAGTGCTTCTGGTGTTAAGTCAGTATTTAAAGTGATACAATCCGGTAGCGGTAATTCTGTAGTCGCTCCCTCAATTATATCTACTAACTCTTTTAGAACTTCCGATGGTTACGTATGGAAATACATGTATACTATTACAGATAGTGATATGAATATGTTTGGTACATTGAATTATTTACCTGTTACTCCTAATACTACAGTAGAAGCAGCTGCTATACCTGGTGGTATTGATGCGATAAAAGTCTTAGCTCCCGGTACTGGGTGGGTGACGTATAATACGGGTATTCTACAGAACGTTATTAATCCTACTACTATAGTGGCCTCTAGTACAGCTTCTTCTAATAATGATTTCTACGTTAATTCTAGCATATATTTAAAGAGTGGTCTAGGCGCTGGCCAGATTAGAAGAATTTCAGACTACGACGGCGCCACAAAGATGGTTGTAGTTGGCCCACCGCTTGATTTTAGAACAAATCTTACTCTAGCAAATGTTACTGGTACATTCCTACCTGGCGATGAAGTAACCCAGCCTTTAGTTGCTCTTCTTATAACGTCACAGTCAGGTTATATACAACCGGGTGATAGTATAATTCAGAGTAATTCAGGAGCCACGGCTATTATTGAAACTGCTAATACTTCATTTTTACGAGTTAGGGCTACCAATAGTGAAGAATTTGTAAACGATCAAGCCATCGATGCAAACAGAGGTACTACTATTGGTAATAATACAGTTACTACAAGTAATACAACAAATACTGTTACAGCAAGCGTCAATTCACAATTTACGACTTTTTATTCGGCAGGTCAATATATTAAAGTAGGTACACACTTTCATCGCATTACGAGCGTTGCTAATAATACGCAATTGACTGTGGCTGGCCCGTTTGGTGCGACGTATACTGCTAATCAACACTACAAGATCAACTCAGCTGCTACCGTATCAGGTGCGACCAATACTACTTCAAGAGGTACTGTTACCTTCGCTGATCTTAATAGTGTTACGTTAAGGGTATCTACACCTATTGGCGCGTTTGATCTCGGAGAGATCGTATCACAAACTTCTTCCTCTACAAACGGGGTAGTGTCGTTTGCTAATAGTTCCGAATTAATAATTTCAAGTGTGGTGGGTAGTGGGTTTGTAACTAGTGCAAATATAGTGGGTGTATCATCTAATGCAACCGCTAACGTAACAGCAGTAGATTCTAGGCCTACTATTACACTGCAAAATACAGTAGGTTCGTTTGTTTTAGGTTCCGCTATAACAAGTCAATCGAGTGGTAACGCAACTGTTACGTCTCAAACTACTCTACCTAACGAGCAGACAGAATACGTTATTCACCCCACCGTAACAATATCAGGTGATGGTACAAACGCCGCAGCGTACAGTGTTGTTAATTCTACATCACAAGGAATTGATTCAATAGTTGTGTTTGACCCAGGTTCAACCTATACAGAAGCGCAAGTTACTGTAAGTGCTAATCCTAGCTATGGATCTGGTGTGGTTTTAAAGGCGTTAATTAGCCCTGTTAGTGGTCACGGTAGTAATGCAGTATTTGAGTTAGGTGGTACTTACGTCAGCGTACATGTACCGTTCAGTAACACCCTCACGGAGAGTTATAATTTACCCGGTACTGGGAAATTTAGGACTGTAGGTATAATTAAGAATCCACTTTTTAATGATGTATTTCTATCAGTTTCTAGTTATGACCGATCAAGAATAAATCTTACAGGTGCTAACACGTTTGATGTTGGCGAAGTAGTATATCAAGCCAATATAGCTACAGGTGTAGTAGTTTACTCCAATACATCATTTGTAGAGCTTAATCAGGTAAAGGGCTCGTTTGATAAAACTGCAGCTAACCTTACTGTGATTGGTTTAAGCAGTGAAAAGACATCAATTATTGCCAATGTAAACGTGAATCGATTTACAGCACAGTCAAATAGCTTTATAGTGCAGGAAGGTACTGAAGCAGCTGGTAATCTAGTAACTGCTAATTCATCAACCATTAGACTCACTAATGTGTCGGGTACTTTTGGTAATGGATTTATCGTATTTGACTCAGCTTCTAATGCATATGCAAATGTAACAGCTATTAATACAGCTAATAATATCAAGCCCCTAACATTTGATTACTTCAATCAGTTAGCTAGATTATCTTTATCGCAGAATATAGGTATATTCGTCGATAACGAAGAAATTGACATGCTCACTTCTATAGGAACTAAATTTGGATCTGCGCTAGTATACAGTGCCAATAATGATATTGACCTCACTATTAGTGGAGTATCTGGTACATTTACGGTAAATGAATTAGTAAGCCAAAGTACTTCTGCTAACGGTGTAGTAATAGGTGCGAATAGTACGTATTTAAAACTTACCAACGTAAAAGGTGCGTTCACTAATACAAGTAGTATCTCCGGAGGTACCTCTGGTGCCACAGCGACTATAGACAAAACAAGAAAAGTATTGCTACTAGCAGACGTAGACGGATTATTGGTAGCAAGTTCCAACAATTACTATCTAGGGTTAACGTCTGGTGCCACAGGATATAGTGCTACACAGAACACTATAGTACGTCCTTTACTAGTTCGTGATACAGGATCTGTACTATATACTGAGAACATATCTCCAGTTACTCGAACCGATATAAGTAGAGAAGCTGTTAATCTTGTAATAAAGTTTTAGACCTTAGAGGGTAATGATGCCTTTAGAAACTAATCTCAACGCTCCTCCATACTATGATGATTTTGACGCTAATAATAACTTCTATAGAGTATTGTTTAGGCCGTCGACAGCTGTACAGGCGCGTGAGCTTACACAGATGCAGACTATACTACAAGACCAGGTAGAAAAGTTTGGTCGGCATATTTTTATCGAGGGTTCCATTATTGAAGGGTGCGCTATAAGATTTGATTCGTCCCTCGACTACATTAAAATTCTTGATAATTATAGTAATGGGTCCGCTATAAGCAGTATATCTGGATTTATTGGTAAGAAACTATTATCACCATCTACTAACCTAGAAGCTATCGTCATTAATGCTATAGATGGCTTCGAAGCAGCTGCTCCAGACTTAAATACTCTTTATATTAAGTATATTAATTCCGGCACGTATGCAAACGGCATCCTACAGAAAAAATACGACCCATCCCAGGCGGTACAGGTTAGAACCGCCGCTAATACTTTATACGGTACTGTAACAGTTAGTAACAGCTCAGTAAATGCAGTTGGACTAGGATATTCCGTAGGTGTATCCGATGGTGTAGTTTTTCAAAAAGGCTTTTTTATTAGAGTACCATCACAAGACGTAATCGTTACCAAGTATAATAATCGACCTAATAATATTTCTGTAGGTTTTAAAACTTCTGAAGTTATTGTTACAGCTGATAGTAATGAAGGTTTATTAGATAATGCTTTCGGTGCACCTAATTTTAACGCACCTGGTGCTAATAGATTACAGTTAAATGCAAACTTAGTAATAAGAGCATCTGATAATACAAGCACAAACGCTACCACATCTAATACAACTAATTTCTTCTCAATAGTTGAGTTTGAACGAGGCGTACCTGTAGTAATTCGCACAGAACCTGAATATGCCGCCTTAGGTAAGCAACTCGCAAGGAGAACGTTTGAAGAGAGCGGTAATTATATTATTGATCCTTTTGAGCTTGGTGTAGAGCCTAACCCTAACTATACCGACTATAACAACCTCACTATCGATAGGGGACTAGGGTACGTGCATGGTTATCGTATTTCATTCGCCAATAAAAAGAGTATTCCTATTAGGAAGGGTATTAATGTTGCATTTGTGGATGATCAGGTGATAGGCGCAGGTTATGGTAATTATGTACTCGTCAATCAATTTGTGGGGGTGTTTGATACTGAGAGTTTTGTACGAGTTAATCTATGTAATGCAGCTGCTAATGCTATTAATGGCGGTCTATTTTCCAGTACAACACCGCCCGCTAATACTCTAGGCACAGCCTTTATTCGATCAATTGATTATGATACAGGTACACCCGGTACCGCCGCCGCGCAGTATAAGTTATACCTATACGATATTAATATGGCCAGCGGGTATAACTTTAAAGATGTTAAGAGTGTTTTCGTACAACATGCAACAGCCAACGGTCTAGCAGATGTTGTGCTCTCTGGTGGTCAAGCTCAACTAGTAGATGCTAACCTAGACAGACTACTATTTCCTCTAGGTAGTGCCGCGGCTGTAAATACAAGTAATAGAAGTTATACTGCCAGGCAGTCCAAGCAAGTTACTTTTACAGCTGGCGTGGCTAGTTTTAGTCCAGACGGTACAAGTACGGTATTTACAGATACGGGTAGCCCTATATCAACAGCACAAGAAGATAATTTTATTATTATTCCCACAGCTAATACAGGTGCTTCCAGTATCAGTAAAGGTAAGCCTATTAGTCTTAAGAACGGTAGTGCCAACGCAACAGTAACTACCGAGACAGCTACTATTAATGTAGGTATTGCAAATAACTTTACCGCCGAGGTATTCTATAACGTTACTAGACAGAGCGCCGTACCTACCAGGAAGAATGTCAAAAAGAATATATTAGTGGGTATTCAAGCTAATACTCACTTTGCAAATACTGTAGGTCCTTGGCCTTTAGGTATACCCGATGTGTATAGACTACGCGCTGTATATCAAGGTACTACTTTCTCAAATACTAACGTAAATAATATTAATAAATTTATTCTTGATACTGGTCAAAGAGGTTCTTATTACGGTCATTCCGCATTAAAGATCAAGCCAGGTAGCGGACATACTGTAGGTGCTGACGATAGGCTACTAGTAGAGGTAGACTGCTTTAAAGCAGACACCTCAACAGGTAGTGGATTCTTTACTGTTGACTCTTACGTAATTGATAATGCTAATACCGCCAACACAACAGCTATTACCACAGCTGATATCCCAGTACACACACTTCAGTCAGGTGAAGTTGTCGATCTAAGAGACTATATTGATTTTAGACCGCAGCTTAGTAATACAGCCAATGTGGACGCTACATCTAATACTACAGCTACTGTTAATCCTGCTAACTCTATTACTTTTGATACAACAACCATTACCGTACCTACACCAGATACTACCATTCAGTTAGACTACAACTACAATCTAGGTAGAATTGATAAAGTAGTTATTTCTCCGGAGGGTAGAATTAGTATTATAAATGGCGTACCTAGCGTAACGCCAACAGCACCTAAAGACCAAAATGGAGCTATGACGCTAGGTATTATTAATATACCTCCGTTTCCTTCCCTTACGCAAGAACAATCTAAAGTTTATAATCGTTACGATTATCTCATCACTACTACCCTACTTCAACAGCGTAGATATACCATGCGCGACGTTGGGGTAATTGAGCAGAGAGTAAAGAATTTAGAGTATTATACTATTCTTTCAGCACTTGAACAAGACACACAAAACTTACTGATTACCGATAGTGCTGGCAATAATAGATTTAAAAACGGTATTTTTGTTGATTCCTTCAACGATCTTAAGATATCAGATACTGCCAGCTCTGAATTTAAAGCTGCACTTGATACTAAGAAGGGCATCTTAAGAGCTAAGTTTAATACTAATTATATTCCACTAACAGAGAAATACCTAGTA